TCCGCCGCCGCCAGAAACCCGCCACTTCGCATGCCAACAGCGTGCAACGGCCGCGCCGAGCCGTACAAGCCTTTTCACCCGCAAACTCACGGATTCGGGGTAAAAAGACTTTTATTCGTTAAGGGCGCGTGGGGGTGCGCTCCGTACAACCTGAAGTAATAGAAGTTTTTCGGGTTCTTTTTTACAAAAAAGAACCTCTTCCTTCCTTACGGCCGCACCCACCCCTAGGATCAAATTCCCTTGCCCAAACACCCCGCTACGCCGTAAGACGCGGTCCACGATGGCGGCTCGCGCAGGTGGGCCGCCTTTTTTCATGCGCGCGTCTCGCGCCTTCCCGACGGTCCCCGATCCATGAACCCGACGCCGCCGACCCCGCTGGCCGTGATGCTCGCTGTGATGCAGCGCAAGTGGCAGGAAGGCGATTACGACGCCGCCGCGACGCTGGCGCGTGCCGCCGCTCCCTATCTGCACGCGCGGCGCGCCAGCGCCCGCGATGCCGCGCCCGAACCGCAGCATTGGTCGGACGCGCAATTGCAGCTCCTGCTCGGCGATGATGACGGGGAGGCGGGCTGAGTCAGGCCCGCCGATGCGCGAGGCGGCGCAGGCGGAGCTGCTGCTCCGCCGCGCGGTGCGCGCATCGCTTGCCGCCTGGGCAAGGCTTGCCTTGCCGTCCGGCCAGGTGCCGGCGGCGCATCATCTGGCGCTGATCGCGGCGCTGGAAGGCGTCGCGAGCGGCGCGACGCCACGGCTGCTGGTGCACATGCCGCCGGGCTCGGCCAAGTCGACCTACGCCTCGATCCTGTTCCCGGCCTGGTGGTTCGCGCAGCGGCCGCAGAGCGCGGTGATCGCCGCCTGCCACACGCTCGGCCTGGCCGAGCATTTCGGCCGGCAGCTCCGAGCGCTGATCGCCGAGCATGCGACAAGGCTGGGCTATGCGTTGCAGCCGGATGACCGGGCGGCGCGGCGGTTCGCGACCTCGACCGGCGGGCGGTATTTCGCGACCGGCGTGCGCGGGCCGGTGGTCGGGCGGCGCGCCGATCTGATCCTGATCGACGATCCGATCCGCAGCCAGGCCGAGGCCGACAGCCGCGCCCGGCGCGACGAATTGTGGGACTGGTACCGCTCCGACCTGCTGACGCGGCTGAAGCCGGGCGGGCGGGTGGTGCTGGTGATGACGCGCTGGCACCCGGACGATCTCGGCGGGCGGCTGGCCGATGCCGGCGGCGATCCGCCCTGGCAGGTGCTGCGGCTGCCCGCTGTTGCCGAGGAGGGCGACCCGCTCGGCCGCGTGCCCGGGGCGCCGCTCTGGCCGGAATGGGAGGACGGGGTGGCGCTGGCGGCGAAGCGCGCGGCGGTGGGTGAACGCGCCTGGGCGGCGCTGTATCAGCAGCGGCCGCGGCTCCGGCGCGGCGGCATGTTCGCGACCGCGCGGATTGCGGTCCTGGATGTGGCGCCGCCGGTGGTTCAGGTGGTGCGCGGCTGGGACCTGGCGGCGACGGCCGCGACCTCCGGCGATCCGGACTGGACGGCCGGGGTGAAGCTCGGCCGCACCGCGGATGGCACGTGGGTCGTCCTGGACGTGGCGCGGATGCGCGGCGGGCCGGGCGAGGTCGAGCGGGCGCTCGCCAGCCATGCGGCCGCCGACGGGGTTCCGGTGCTGGTCGGGCTGCCGCAGGATCCGGGGCAGGCGGGACGGGCGCAGCTTTCCTATCTGACGCGGCAGCTCGCGGGCTTCCGGGTCAAGGGCAGTCCGGAAACCGGATCGAAGGAAACCCGCGCCATGCCGGTCGCGAGCCAGGTCGAGGCGGGCAACGTCTCCGTGGTGCGGGGCGCCTGGAACCAGGCGTTTCTCGAGGAACTGGAGGCGTTTCCGCTGGGCGCCAAGGACGACCAGGTCGATGCGCTGGCACGCGCCTTCATGCTGCTGACCGAGGGCGCCGTGGCGCCGGCGCGGCGGGTGGCGGTGCCGGTGCTGGCCCGCTGAAGCGTGAAAGGTGGGCCGGGATCGCGCGGCGCCACGCCCGTGCGTGACTATGCGTGGTACGCGGGGGACAGTCGATCAGAACCAGTCGTAGGACGCTTGCAAACGCTCAATTCCGCGCCAAACTCCGCATCGAGGGCTTGCTGCACCGCACCATTGGTGTATATTCGCGCCCAGGTTGATAAGAGGAGTCGTGCGATGGCTACTTTGTATGAGTTTGTCGGTGCCCGGCCGGTCGGGCGTCCGCAGGGGTTCATCGCTCAGCTCGGCGCAGTGGTTCGCCAGCATCGGGCGGATGTCCGGGAGCGGCGGCGGATCGAGCGGGAGTTGAGCACCTACACCGATCGCGAGCTGGGTGATCTCGGCATTTCGCGGGAGGACATTCCGGCGATTGCGCGGGGCACGTTCCGGCGCTGACGGTGCGACCGGCCCGGGGGCGGGAGCCCGCGGGCCGGTGCCGCCGCCCGGTGTGACCGCGTTGACTTCCGGGCAACCGCGCCGGCACTATCTTATTGGTTCAGGAGGCGCTGCCATGACCCGTTCGTTGCCCCGCATCCCGGTGCTGGACATCACCGACCCGACCAAGGGCTGACCCGCCGCTCAGGCGGCGGTCTCGGGGAACTGGAAGGGTTCGAACCGGGCGACGTCGTGTTCCAGCCATAGCGCGTTGGCGAACACGGCGCGGTGGTGGTCGTAGAGGCCGCGGTCGCGGATTTCCTCGCGCACAGCCAGCATATAGGGTTTCAGCCGCTTCATCATCAGCGTGATGTTGCCGGCGAAGAACTCGTAGATGTCGTGCTTCACCCCGTAGTTCTGGCGGCACAGGACGCCTGCGTATTCGAGCAGTTCGATCACGGCCGTATGGTCGCGCAGCGCCTGTTCGTTGGTCTGCCGGAAGTGCAGCAGCACCCGCTTGATGTAGTCCGGCGCGCCGTCGATGTCCTGCATTGCCGGATCGGCGCGGTGTTTGTCGTAGAACTCCGCGAGGCCGCCGATCAGGCGGCGGGAGCGGACCATTTCGTCCTTCTGCCAGAGTTCGAGCAGTTCCGAGTAGATCGTGGCCGAGCGCGCCTGCACGGCGCCGGCGTTCTGGTGGATCAGCAGGGATGATTGCTCGCGCGCGAGGCGCAGCGCCAGCAGCGTGACCAGCGGCATCGCGCAGGTTGCGATGAAGCCCATCAGTTCGAAGAAGTTGCGGATCGGCGCGCGGCTGCCGATCACGCCGGCGAGGAAGCCGGTGCCGGCCATCTCGCGGCTGTCGGCGACCATGGCGAGGGTGAAATCGAAGACGGAGAGGACGAGTGCGATCCCGAGGATGGTGATCAGCACGTTCTCGCGGTGCAGCAGTTCGAGCAGCTTGTCGCGCCTCATCGGTCATTGCCCTCCCGGTTGCGGCGGTGCCGGCATGGTGGGGCGCGTGGGGAAGGCGCGCCATCCCGGGCCTCGGTCGTTTGGGGCTTGCACAGTTGGTCGCTGCTGGAGCAGAATGATCGGGTGAGAAATCGGGCCGGGGCGCGGGGGCGCCCTGGCCTATTTTTCTGTCCGGGCGCTGGGAAAATTATCCTTGCCCAAATGCCCCGGAATGGCCCAGACTCCTGTCCATGATGGCGGTTCGCGCCGAGGGTTCTGGCGACGTCATCGAGGCGAGGCGAGGCGTGGCGAGGACTCCGCCCTGAACGGCGCCCCATCGCGTTCGCGCGGTGGGGCCCTGCCGGCCCCTTAAGTCAATGGGGTCTGGGGCCTGAGGCCCCAGTGGGGTCCAGGGGCAAAGCCCCTGGCCTTTCTCTTACTTTCCCTAACCAGCGCGGCCCAGATGTTCCAGACGATCTGCGACCAGATCCCCTTGGATCCGGACTATCCGCCGCGCGCGCGTGCGCTGGACATTTTGCGCCGCGTCCTCGACGGCACGCTGTATGAGGTGCTGCCCTACGAATTCCACGAGGAGCGCACCTCCGCCGGCGAATATATTCCGCTGCGCAATCGTCGCCCGAGCGTGCGCTATGCGATGCCGCGCGTCGTGGTTGAGGACAGTGTTGCGCTGTTGTTCAGCGAGGGGCATTTCCCGGCGATCGTCAGCGCTGATCCGGCGGTGCGTGATGCGCTTGCCGACATCATCAAGGAAACCCGTCTGAACGAAGTGATGGTTCAGGCGGCGATCAGCGGCTCGGTCGGCTCGGTCGCGGTGCTGATGCGGGTGTTGCGCGGCCGGCTGTTTTTCGACGTGATGCAGACGACGTATCTGACGCCGGCCTGGCATCCCGAGGCGCCCGACGAGCTTGAGCGCGTCACCGAGAAATACAAGGTGCCGGGCACGGTGCTGGCGGCGCAGGGCTACGAGCTCGACGAACCGACGCTCGACTACTGGTTCATGCGCGTCTGGGATGCCGAGAGCGAGACCTGGTATCTGCCCTGGCCGGTCGGCACGCAGTCGCCGCCGGTCGTTGATGCCAATCGCACGGTGCGGCACGGGCTCGGCTTCGTGCCCCTGGTCTGGGTGCGCAATCTGCCCGGCCTGTCGGCGAGCGGCGATGCCGCCGAGGGGGCGTGCACGTTTCGCGCCGCGATCGAGACCGCGATCGAGATCGACTATCAGCTCAGCCAGGCCGGGCGCGGGCTGAAATACAGTTCCGACCCGACGCTGCTGATCAAGGAGCCGGCGGGGCTGGATGGCGACATGGTGCGCGGCGCCGGCAATGCGCTGGTCGTGTCCGAGAAGGGCGACGCCAAGCTGCTGGAGATCGGCGGCACGGCCGCCGCGGCGGTGATCGAGTATGTGCGGGCGCTGCGCGAGTTCGCGCTGGAGAGCGTGCATGGTAACCGCGCCGATGCGTCGCGCCTGTCGGCGGCGGCCTCGGGGCGGGCGCTGGAGCTGATGAACCAGGGGCTGCTCTGGCTCGCCGACAATCTGCGCGTGAGCTATGGCGAGGGTGCGTTGCTGGCGCTGGCGCGCATGGTGCTGCGCGCGCGGCAGCGTTATGCGATCCGCGTCATGGGTGCGACGCTGCCGGAGCTGGACGCGAATGCGCGGCTCTCGCTGGCCTGGCCGGACTGGTATCCGGAGACGGCGGACGATCGGATGCGCGATGCGCAGACGCTGACGACGCTGATGAATGCCGGGCAGATTTCCCGTGAAACCGCGGTGCGCACGCTGGCGCCGACCTACGACATCGAGGATGTCGCGGCGGAGCTGGCGCGCATTGCGCAGGACCGGGCCGAAGCGGCCGCCGCGGGCGACGCGGCGTCCAGCGGCGCCCGGCCCAGTGAGGCAGAAGCATGACCGAGACGATGGAACCGACCGGCGCCGAGCCGGACGAGGTGGCGACGCTGCGCGCCCGCGCGGACGCGCTGGAGCGGCAGCTGCGCGAGGCCATGGACAGCCAGCAGGACCGTCTGCTGCGCGCCGAGCTGAAGGCCGAGGCGGTGCGCGCCGGGATGGTCGATCTCGACGGGCTGAAGCTCGTCGATCTGTCGAAGCTGCGCGTGAGCGAGAGCGGCGAGGTCGAAGGGGCGGCGATGGTCATGCACAACCTTCGCCGCAGCAAGCCGTGGCTGTTCGGCGGTGCCAGCTCGTCGAGTGCGGCCGCGCCGCCGCCGAGCACGCCGCCGCGGCAGAAGCTCGCGACCGAGATGAACGAAGACGAATGGCGCGCGGCGCGCGCGGAGCTGCTGCGCCGGCGCTGACCTAGAGCATGATCGCTCTGACCGTACAGAGCGATCACGCTCCAGCGTTTTGCTTTCAGACCACGATTCACGCCTCCGGAGATTCCACCCGCGGCGACCGTGGTCTGGAACTCAACTCGGCTTCGATCCCTCGCTGCTGCGGATCATGCCGAGATGCAGGCTCAGTGCGCGCACCAGGCGTTCGACCTCCTGCGACGGCAGCACGAAGGCCACGGGCCCGAACTGCGGATGCAGGAAGGCGAGTGTCGAGCCCTCGGTCAGCGCGTCCGGCTGGGTGAGCCAGCGCGGATCGACGATCGCATCGACCCGCATCCGCTCGAGCGAATCCTGTCGCTCGGGATGCGCCTGGATCATCGCGGCGCGGGCGCGGCCGAGCGCCTGGATGAGGCCGGTGACCTGGTCGAACGTCAGGTCGATCGTCGCGGCCTGCTCGCCCGCCGGCGGTAGGGCGAGGGTTGCGGTGCTGCGCTCCGGGGAGAGCGCCAAGCTGATTCGCGATTCGTCCATCGTGCCCCCCGTGCCTTCGCCGCCCTCGCGGGATCGGTCCCGCTGCGGGCGGCCGGTCGAGAGTACAGCCAAGCCGGGCCGGCTGGACAGTTTTTCGCATCAGTGCCGGTCGGGCGGCACGCCTGACCGGCGCGGCGCCGGGCTCGGCCGCGCATGCGGCGCCGGCGCGGACCGCGACGTGACGAGACGAGCCTGAGACCGAGCAGGCAACGCGCGGGCGGGAAGACCCGCCCGAGCCGATCGTAAACCCAGCCGAGCGAGTGGCACTCGCAACCGGAAGATCCGGACCCGCAACGCGTCGGTGCGACGCGTCGTGGATCCGGCGCGCCTGAAGAGCAAGGAACACCATGGGTATCCAGAACTTTCCCGCCGCCCTCCAGCCGATCATCCAGCAGGGCTTCCTGGAGCGCGAGTTCCAGCAGGCGCTGCGCTCCAAGCTCGGCTACCGGGCCGTCGCCGACCGCGAGGAATTCGCCGTCGGCATCGGTGAGACGCTGACCAAGACGCGGGCCGGGCTGAAGCCCTCGGTGACGACGCCGACCGCACCGGCGCTGAACACCAGTCTCGACAACGGCCTGACGCCGACCACCTGGGGCGTCGAGCAGTACACGATCAGCATCAATCACTACGCGGCGACGACCGACCTCAACATGGTCACCAGCCGCGTCGGCATCGCCAGCCAGTTCCTGCAGAACGCCTACGTGAACGGCGAGCAGGCGGCGCGCAGCCTCGACGAGCTCGCCCGCAACGCGCTGTTCAACTCCTATTTCGGCGGCAACTCGCGCGTGCGCACCACGCTCGGCTCGGCCGGCCCGACGATCGCGGTCGACGACATCCGCGGCTTCCAGACCGTGTTCGTCAACGGCGTGCAGACCG